CCAGCCAGACCGCGCTCGTGGGCGCTGCGGGCGCTGTAACTGGCTGGTTGTTCCGTGGGTCCGGCCAGCCTGCGACAAACGGCAACGGGTATACCAACGGGTCCGCGGGGTCCGGTGGTGGTGGCACAGGCACTTCCACTGCGTGATATGATCGCGGTGCCGGGTAACCGGAGGGTATCGCACCCTGTAGGTGCGTTTCCCACGCGTTGGGTCAACCACACCGACAACGACGCAACCGTATGCCCGCCCTACACGGCAACCCACCGTGGGGCGGGCATACGTGTATATGGAGCGGTCCGATGATGCGCAAACGCGATCTGGTCCAGGATGCGCTGTGGATTGCGTTCACGGCGTCGCTCGCGTGGATGCGCTCCGGCGCACGTCACTGGCGACGCATCATCGCGATTGTCACCGGCGGTATCGCCATCGTGCGTGCTGTGATCTGGGTCGCGAAGGCCATTGCATCTGCGGGCACTGTGGACGCGTTGCTGAACCTCATCGGTCTCGGCGCGTATGTGGCACCGTTTGAGCAGGCCGTTGATAGCGTGATCGGGACCGTGGTCGCCATCATCCTGACCGCCACGCCGACCGGGTGACCGGCGTGTTTCCCCGCGCGCCGGTTGCGCGCAGCATCCGTCGCATCACCCCCCTTGCGATGGGTGCGATCCGCGTGGTGCCCGTCGGTGCGAAACACCGGCGGGCATCATCCGTTTTGATGGTGGCGGGCTCCCCGCCACAGTTTCCCTTCCAGTCCGGTTCCCTTCCGTTTCCGCCCGTCCGTCCGGCATCGACCACCGGATGGGCGGGTTTTTTGTGTTTCCCAAATTGGTCCCAAAAAGGTTGACATGGCTATAGCCACGTGGCTACAATGATCGTGTGGACGGGAGACGGCCACAACGGCGAAGGGAACGGGACGATGCAGATGCAACGCTCATGCGGACACACCGAGCAGGTGTACGGCGGGAGTTACGACTACAAGCGCGAGGGTGCCCGGGTTTGCAGGCAGTGCTGGATCGCGCAGCAGGCGACCACGGTTACCGCCGACGCAATCGAGATGCCGGTGCTCAAGGGGTCGGACAAGCAGGTCTCATGGGCGCGCAAGATCCGCGCCGAGTACGTCAGCAAGTGGGACGAGGTGGTCACACAGCGCGCTGGTGCTTCGGACGCCAGCCAGGTCGAGCGGTTTCGGCGTGCGATTGCCATGCTCGTTGATGCGCGCACGGACGCGTCGTGGTGGATCGACAACCGCACCGTACCGGCCGGCCAGATGCTGGCGCCGGTGTTCGCAGCAGCGTAACGGACACGGGCCGGGGAACCCCGGCCACACTTGTTTCAGGGGAACTAGGAATGGCGAAGAAGAAGTCACCGGCGCAGGTGGAACTGCCTCGGTTGCGGTATGTCCGGCGATTGTGGGGGCGGAAGATCGAGGTACCGGCCTGGCCCGAGGACCGGGCGGTTGACCGCGTGGACGCGGACGGGCACGTTTTGGAGATTTGGCACCTGTCACGGTTGGATTGGTACGAGGTCCGCATCGACGGCGCGCAGGCGCACGTATCGGGGCACTTGATTGACGTGGCGCGCGCATGGCGCGACAACTGCCTGGAGTGGAAATGAGCGTCACCGACCCGGAATACGACGGGGAGATCGTGACGCTCGGCATTCGCATCTTCGAGGGCGTGGCGGACGATCTGCCACGCTGGCAACCGTGGATCGCAGGCGAGACGGCGCGATGCGTCGCGTCGCTGTACCGCGACGGTGCGAATCACGTCAGGCGCACCAGCGTGACTCAAGGCTCGACGCGCGGCGTGTGGGAAATCATCCTGCGCGACGGACGGTACGCCGTGGTGCCGCGGGGCGCAGGCCGTGACGCGGAAACCGATCTCGGGACGGATCGCGCGGTTGCGCTGGCGCACCTCGAGGAGCGCCTGGCGGCGTTGACGGCGACGGAACCACGGGGACAGATGGAGTTGGAACTGTGACGACGGAGTACATGACGTTCCTAGCGGGCAAACGGCCGACGGTGCCGGATGCCGGGTTCCGGGTTGCGCCCGGTGAATTGCACGCCGATCTCCTGCCACATCAGCGCGCCATCGTGGCGTGGGCGCTTCGGAAGGGACGATGCGCGGTGTGGGCGGATACCGGACTTGGGAAAGCGTTCATCGCGCTTGAATGGTCCCGGCAATTGCTGGCACGCGGACATGCGAAGCGCGTCCTGATCCTAGCGCCGTTGGCGGTGGCGCAACAGTTCGTCCGCGAGGGCACGAAGTGGAGCGTGCCGGTGACGTATGCCAGGACCGGGGCACAGGCGATTGACGGCGTGACGGTCAGCAACTATGAGCGCCTGCACTTGTTCGACGCATCGACGTTCGAGGCAGTGGTGCTTGACGAGAGTTCGGTCCTGAAGGCGTTCACGGGAGACACGAAGCGCGCGCTCGTGAAGACATTCCGGAACACGTGCTATCGGTTGTGTTGCACCGCGACCCCGGCCCCGAACGACATCATCGAACTGTGCAACCACGCGGATTTCCTCTCCGTCATGACGCAGCAGGAAATGCTGGCGAAGTTCTTCACACCGCGAGGATCGGACGATGGGTCGACCGGCCAGTACCGGCTGAAGTCGCACGCGCATCGCGACTTCTACCGATGGCTGGCATCGTGGGCGATAGCATGTAAGTTGCCGTCGGACCTGGGCTATCCGGATGACGGGTACGTCCTGCCGACCCTGTCCATCGAGGCGCATTTCGTTGAGGTCGATTGGGCGCCGGACGGGCATCTCTTCTTCACTGAACTCAAAGGCGTGACCGAGCGCGCCAAGGTCCGGCGTACCACGGTCGACAGTCGCGTCGAGGCAGCGGTCCGGATCGTGGATGCCGAACCGGCGGAACAGTGGCTACTGTGGTACGGACGGCTTGACGAGGCGCGGGGACTGGCAAAGGCGCTACCCGGCGCGGAGATCGTCCAGGGGTCCGACAGCGTCGACCGGAAGGAAAATCTGTTGAGACGGTTCGCGGATGGCGAGGTCCGCGTGCTGATCACGCATCCGTCGATTGCCGGGTTCGGTCTCAACTTCCAGACGTGCGCCCGGATGGCATTCGTCGGGTTGTCGGACAGTTACGAGAGTTACTACCAGTCGATCCGGCGCTCGTGGCGGTTCGGACAGTCCCGGCCGGTCACGGCGCACATCGTCCTGACCGAACCCGAGCGGGCGATCTACAACAACGTGCTACGGAAGGAACAGGAGGCTGGCGTCCTGACACGCGAACTGGTCGCCGCGATGGCGGAGTTCGAGGTGCAGGAACTGCGCGGGGAAACGGACTACACGGACGTATACGACCCGGTGATGCCGATGATCGTACCGGCGTGGCTGACCACAACGACAGGGGAATGGGCATGAACGTCATTGATCAGGAACACGGCGAGGCGTGGAGCCTCTACAACGGGGACAGTAGCGAAGTGCTGATGGCACTGCCGGAGGCGTCGGTCGACTTGACCGTCACCAGCATTCCGTTCGGGAGCACGTACACGTACTCGCCATCGGCGCGCGATCTAGGCAATGTGCGGTCTCATGAGCACTTCTGGGAGCACATGTCGTGGGTCACCAAGGGGCTGATGCGCGTCCACAAGCCGGGCAGCATCGTCTGCATCCACGTCGCGAACCTGCCGGAATATGAGAACTCGCATGGCGCATCCGGGCGGTACGACTTCCGGGGCGACACGATCCGTCACTTCCGTAGCGAGGGATTCGTGTTCCACTCGGAAGTGACGGTCAACAAGAACCCGCAGGCGCAGGCGATCCGCAACCATTCCAAGGGGTTGTTATTCGTCCAACTCGGCCGTGACAGTCGCGCGATGTGGCAGGCATGGGCCGATTACCTCCTTGTGTTCAGGACGCCTGGCAAGCATCCGGTGCCGATCTCGACCGAGGTAACGCCGAACGAGTGGATCAAACTTGCAGCGCCGGTTTGGTGGGACATCCGCGAGACGGACGTCCTACCCGTGCTCGCAGCGCGTGGTCAGGATGACGAACGCCATCTGTGCCCGCTGCAACTGCCGTTCATCCGCAACTGCATCCGGCTGTGGTCCGGCAAGGGCGAGGTGGTCCTTGATCCGTTCAACGGCGTCGGTTCGACGGGTCACGAGGCGGTCAAACTCGGACGCAAGTACGTCGGCGTCGAACTCAAGCCGAGTTACTACCGCGTGGCTGCATCGAACTTGCGGGCAGCCGAGGCGTCAAGCGAGACGATGGACATGTTTGCGCACGCCGGGGTGACGATGTGACGACATACAAATGGACCGTGCGTCGCTACGGCGCGCATCCGCGGAACCAGATCGCCAACGAGCACATGTTGGCGCTCGTCGAGGCGCCGGATTGGGAGACGGCGAAACGCGCGGTGCTGGACGCTCCGGGCGTGACGTTGTACGCCGGGCAACGGTTGAAGGTGTCATTGGTCAGGCCTGATCGCCCGGACCCGAGGCGGGTTGGGCGCGCACTAAACGCGAACATGATGCGCGAGCGCTTGGTCGACGGGTACGACGCGTGGGTGATATCGCAGGGGCGGGTGCGCTTTTACGTGCTGCATGCGTACCAACGCACCGGCGCGCACCGGCGCGAATCAGCCTTCCAGGCGGCCAACATCCAAGCCGCGAACAATGCGCGGTGGTTACGTCAGGAGACCGCGTGGTTGCTACGTCAACGGGACACCGGCCGATTGATCTACGTTGTCGGTACCGGCGTGTGGCGCACGGTGACGGGCGATGGTCACGACTTTGCACGGTGGTTGTGTGGTCCGTACCGCAATGGCGTCAAGCCGGTCATGTTATGCCAGACGCCCGAAAGTCACGGGATGGCGGGCTGGTGTCCACTGCGGGACCGCTCGTACGACGCGGTCGCGATTGCACGACGCGTCGGTGAGGATCGCGTCAAAGTCATCGTCCTGGGACGCGGTGAAGCGTGGTACGACAACGACGCGCAACCCGCGTCCGCGGTGGTTGCGATGCCGATCATCGACGCGATGGGACGCCAGATTGCCAGCGGCCGGAAGTGGTAGCCAAGTTTGCAAATTGGTCTCTAAATCCCTTGACATGGCTATAGCCATGTGGCACCATGTGCGTGTCGGCGGGAGACGCGGACACGGCGAAGGGAACGGGCAGATGACACGGACAGCAACCACACGGTGGGATTTCGAGGCGATCTTGCGTGACGGTATCGAGGGCGATGCCGATAAGGTCGAGGCGGTTATCGAGGAATTGGTAAGCGAGACCGCGCGGTACGAGGATGCCAACATGGAGGCACTCATTCACGAGGGCCAGACGCGCGTGATCGAATACATGGGCGTCGAGGATTGGCGCTGACGCACAGGCAGGTCGAGACCACCGGGCCGGTGACGGTTTGGTGGTCGGGCATTAGGGCCGCTCCTGACGAGACCGCGAAAGGGGAACCAGTGGAGATCGAGGTAACGTACACACCGGCGCTGATTGGCGTCGGTCCCGATGTCGGCGATGATGTCAACGCATCGTGCGACGCATTCGAGGTGCAGGTGCACATGGAGTTGTCCGCGCGCTATCCCGATGCGGACATCACGGTGACGCGGGATCACGGGCACTTGGCGGACCTATCCGTGGTCACGCACGGCGTCGTCGATGTGCCGAACGTCCTGACCGTGCGCTCGGCGGTGTGGTCGGACGTGTGGGACATGATCGGTCCGTACGGGCGGTATCGCCGTCCGGTCCGCGGTGGCATCCTCCAGGCGTCGGTTCCGGTGGTTGTCGTGCGACCCGAGCGCAGGCCGGACGTGATCACGATGATTGTGGATGATGCCTCCGGCGACAGCGTGATCGAATGCGACGAGGATGAGGCCCGCGCCGTGATGCGCTCCGGCTTCGGGGCGATGGCATGAATGGCGACCTGATGGACGATGTGGTCACCGAAGTCAGCGTGACCGGCGCGGTGACGACTGATGGGCGGTTGCGGTTCCGCAGTCCGCTCGACGTGGAGGCGTGGACGCACGACCACTTGGTCGCACGGCTCGGGTGGGAGTTCCTGATCGACGGCAACGAGAACGGGGTACCGCGGGACACGGACGAAGCGCTCGAACGGGTGCAGGTCCGCTACATTCCGGAGGCGGTCCGGCGCACGATGCGGGGCCGGTTGTCGGACGGGTTGTACCTGACGTGGGCGGTGTACGGACTGGATGACGGACGGCAGGTCGAGTTCCTGGAACGAGCGTGGCACGAACTGCGACGGCTGATCGCACGTGGTGACCGCTGATGCCGGACTTTGCGCGTGCCACGGTATGGCGCGGTCAGCCGGACGATGTCCGCATCTCCGGCGAGACGATGCGACAGGTTCGCCTGCTCGCAGGCATGTCGATGGAGGCGCTGGCGCGGTTGTCGAACACGTCGTATGCAACCATCGTGCGCGCCGAGCGTGGGCGGGACGTGGCTGACGGCAAGCGCCAGACGGCGATAAGGAAGGAGACACTGGAACGGATTGCACAGGCGCTCGGGGTGGTCCCGGCGCTATTGATCAGGCGGACGGAACGGAAGGCAAAGGGACATGGGCGGAATCATGCAGATTAGGGGCAAGCCGTACGCAACGGTGGCGCACCGGGCGCAACAGGCGCACGGGGAACACATCCGGCCGATGGGGATCGCGTCGACGGTGACGCGGTTCACGATCCTCGGTGAGTTCCACATCGTCGTGGTGACGGTGCAGTTCACGGACGGACGGACGTTCGAGGGGTCGAGCGAGATCACGCGCGGGTCCGGCGGTGGTGCCCAGGCGTCTTCGCCGGTCGAGACCGCGGAGACGTCGGCGTATGGCAGGGCGCTGGCAATGGCGGGGTATTACGGGTCCGGTGACGGGCTGGCGGGATACGAGGAGGTGACGTACAGCGAGGGACGCACGACGGTGCGTCCGGCGCAACCACGGGCGGTGACGTCCGGCATGAATGGCGCGACGACGGTTGCGAATGATGGCGAGTTCTAAGGGGATGATGATGAGCATGCAACGACCACAACGCAGCGCGCTACCCAAGTTCCAACGGGCGGCTGGTGGCGGTGAGAAGCAGGATTACGAGATCGTCCACCTGTGCGGGCACACCGGGATCATCCAGGTGTTCGCCGGTTCCAACCCTGACAACAGCCGGTGGGTGCAGGCGCAGCGCGACCGCGACTGCCGGGATTGCTACACGGCGAAGATGGTGGAGGCGGATCAGGCCAGCGTTGATGCGGGCAAGCGCGTCGCGCTCGATGGTGGACCGAAGCAGGTTCCGTGGGCGCAGTCGGTCCGGCAATCCCGCGCATCGGAGATGCGGACGTGGCTGGAAAGCGTCACGGCGGTCGGTGCCGGTGCCGTCAAGGCGGGTCGGTTGACGCAGGCCGAGTACGAGGCGGGCATCCAGGACGTTCGGGTCGCGTTCAGCGATCTTATGATGGGCGTCGAGTTCTCAGACGAGGACTACGATCACAGCGGCTATGCCAAGTGGTGGATAGACACGCGCAAGGAGCCGCTTGAGGCGGGGATTATCGCGCGGTTGTTGCCGGACCGCGACATCCTCGGGACCGGCGTGTTCACGCGCCTGTCCGATGATGGGTGGACGCCGGTTGATGACGCGACGCTGTTGCCGGTTGAGGTGGAGGAGGAACCGGTGCAACGGACCGCCACACCGTTGCCTGGCACCGCACCGGACCCGTTCAATCCGCATGCGCGTGGCAAGGGTCGCCTGCCAGTCAAGGTCGTCGCCGGACCGGCGGCTGGTCAGTGGCAGCGCGAGGTCGAGGCGATGGATCTGGACGACAGTCCGTTCTGATCCGTGGCGTGATCCGGGGCGCGGTACGGCGGGTTGGTGCATGCCAACCCGCCGTATTGTTCATGGCGGGGTATCCTGCCTTGTGGATGGAACTGGAAGGGACGGGGGAACATGCCAATCATGCGGATAATTGAGAATGTGCCGTGCGCGTGGCCGAAGTGCGTGCGCGACGGCACTAAATGGTGCGATGATGCCCGGTTCATCCCGTTTGCCGAGGATGAACATGCGGGCGCGTGGTTTTGCCGTGAGTGCTCATGGCAGCCGAAGTTGTTGGACGCGGCGTTCATCGTTCCGGCCACCATCGCATGGGATGCGTGGGCGGAGATCGAGGCAATGGAGAACTCCGTGGATGTTGAGTCATGACGACGATGACGCGATACCCAACCGCCGAGGAACTGGCGCGTAGCCTAGGTGGGCGACGGAATGCCAAGGGTTGGATGGCAAAGTGTCCGGCGCATGAGGATCGCCATGCGTCGCTGTCCATTGCCGAGAGCAGCGACGGGACGCGGGTGCTGTGGAAGTGCCACGCCAAATGCCCGCAGGATGATGTCAAGCGCGCGCTGATCAGAGGCGGATGGTGGCCGGAGGACATGGCGACAATGGAATTGGTCCAACTGACCAGACCGGCGGTCAAGCCGGTGGCGAACCGCAAGGCGGTGGCGACGTACCAGTACCGTGACGCGGACGGGACCGTGGTGCATGAAACCCTCCGGTACGAACCGAAGGATTTCCGTCAACGTTCGGTCTTGCCTGACGGGTCGCACGAATGGTCGCTCGCGAAGGTGTGGACCGTCCTGTACCGCCTGCCGGAACTGCTCACGTCGGATGGTCCGGTGTGGATCGTCGAGGGCGAAAAGGATGCAGACGCGCTGGCAGCCACGGGCGCGACCGTGACGACGGTGCCGATGGGCGCCGGAAAGTGGAAAGCGCACTACGGGGACTGGTTGCAGGGTCGCGAGGTCCGCATCGTGCCGGACAACGACGATGCCGGACGGGCCGGTGCGCGCACGATTGCAACGGCGCTGGCGGGGATCGCGTCGTCCGTCGTTGTGGTGACGTTGCCGGTCACGGGCAAGGGCGCGGATGTCAGCGACTATCTGGCTGGTGGTGCGACCCTGGCGGACCTCGAAGCGCTCGTGGCGGATGCGTCGGCAATCGAGGCGGTGCCGGATCAACCGAAACCGATGGCATCGACCGGCGACGGGATGCCGTTGACGGACCTTGGCAATGCCGAGCGGTTGCTACGGGCGCACGGGACCGACCTGCGGTATTGCGTGGCGTGGAAGGCGTGGCTGGTGTGGACGGGCACGCACTGGGAACGCGATGCGGGTGACCATGAGGTGCGCCGTCGGGCCGTGGAAACCATCCTCGACCTGACCAACGTCGCGGCCGTGGACTTTTCGCCGGACCTGCAACCCGCGCAACGGACCGCGCTCGTCAAGCACTCGGAACGGTCGCAGTCCGTCAACCGCATCGCCGCGATGGTCGACATGGCGCGGTCACGACCCAACGTGATCGTCAGTCCCGAGCGCCTCGACGATGAACCGTACCTCGTGAACTTTGGCAATGGCACGCTCAATCTCAAGACGGGCGAGTTCCGCACGCAGCGCCGGGACGACCGGATCACGCGCATGATCCGGTGGAATGGCGAGCCGTCGCGCTACGATCCGGACCTTGAATCAAAACCGAACAGCACGTGGGAGCGGTTCGTCGCGCGCGTCCTGCCGGACCCTGAGGTGCGCCGGTTCGCGCAGATTGCCATGGGGTATTCGCTGATCGGGATCACGAGCGAGCGGATCATGATGATCCTCTATGGCACCGGACGCAACGGGAAATCGACGTTCATCGAGACGTGCCAGGCGGCGTTCGGGGAATACAGCCTCACGGTGCCGTCGTCATTGTTCCTTGCCAGCAAGGACTCGCGCGGTGGCGGGTCCGCCACACCGGACGTCGCGTCGCTGTACCGGGCGCGGCTGGTGACGTCACAGGAAACGCCTGAGGGCGGGCGGTTCGACGAGGCACGCGTCAAGTGGATCACGGGTGATGACACGATCTCGGCGCGACGGTTGTACGAGTCACCGTTCACGTTCGAACCAAGCCACACGGTGTGGCTGTCAACCAATCACCGGCCGGTCGTGCGCGGTGGCGGTCACGCACTGTGGGACCGCATGCGCTCGATACCGTTCACCGAACGCATCCGCGACAACGAAGTCCAGGGCGATCTGAAGAAGCGCCTGCGCGATGAACTGCCATCGGTCATGGCATGGATCGTGGGTGGCACGAATGGGTACCAGCGCGAGGGAGGACTTATCGTTCCACGTGCCGTCGAGCTGGCTGGCGCGACGTACCGCGAGGACTCGGATTGGTTCGGTGGGTTCATGGAAGGCCGGTGCACCGTGGATGAGGATGCGACCGCGCTCGCAGGCGAATTGCACAAGGCGTACAACGCGTGGGCGGCCGAGGCCAATGAGAAACCGATGACGCCGACGGCGCTCGGCAACGCGCTACGGGAGCGTGGCATGACGTCGTACAAGACCGGACACGGGGCGCGCGCATGGCGCGGGATCGGATTATTGAGGTGATGAAGGTACGGCGGGTTACGGCAGGTACGGCGGGTTTAGACCCTTTTTGCCATAAAGTGCTAGGTTTTTTATTTCACGTAGGGAGTTTACGTCAAAACACCCCTAAACCCGCCGTACCCGCCGTACTTTTTGGGGACCAACCAACCGCAACCACTTGACAATACGTCCGTTTAAGAGGGTGGAACGGGGGATACAATGACGGGATACTGGCTGGCGGTCGGGTTGGAAATGGCGATGCTCGGGATGCTCCTGGCCATCGCACTGTGGGCGTTGTTCGATGCGGATCGCCTGCGCGGACTGTGGATCACGGAACGGGAGCGACGGGTGACGGGATCACGCGATTGCACCTGCGGGGCATACCGCCGGTGCTGAACACGGATGTACGTCAGACGTTCGACGTGCTGTACGACGATCTTGGTGGCGAGGTCACCGGGCATGTCCATCGTCTGATGAAGGGGCGCACGCTTGACGCGCTGTCCGCCGAGGATTGCATCCAAACCGTCTGGACGAAGGTGTGGGCGAACCTGCCGAACGCCGAGCGCCGACCCGGACGGGGACGCCATGACGGGCTGCGTGCGTGGGTCCACATGATCACGCGCAACACCGTGCTTGACCTTGCCAACCGTGCGTCGTACCGGCGTCACGTCAGCCTTGCGCCGGACGGGCACCTTGACGACGGACGCATGAACGGTCGTGGCGAAGCGGTCCGGTCCGAACCGCACTTCGAGGCGCTGCCATCATCCGACCCGCATGCACGCGCGGTCGGCAACGAGGTCGCGTCAATCGTCAACGAAGCGCTCGGCATGATGACGGAGTACCAGGCGCGATGTGTCCGGACGATGCTGGCGGGACTCAACAGCGTCGAGTCCGCGCAGCGCCAGGGCAAGACCGGACGTGGCGTTCGCCACGCGCTGTTGCGTGCGAGGCGGACATTCGAGGCCGTCGCGTCACAAAGGGGATACGACTCATGCCATTGATTGACGGGTTCGGATTGCCTGCACGATTGGTCGTGTGGATCAGGGCGCAACCGTGCGGTGTCACGATGCAGGTGAGTACGGAAGACGTGCTGCAAGAACTGCGGATCATCTATCCGCCACGCCCCGAACTCGGGTCGCCCGAGGAGTTGTGGGACGCCATCCGCCAGGCCGACGCGGAGGACGAGGAACTCGGCAACGCCAACCATTGGCGATCATTCGTGCTTGTCGCGTGGGCGTTCGAATCGGGCGACAGCGTCACGTCCGGCGTACCGCGGACCATCCGGTTCGTGTGCCCGCGGTCCACGTGGGAGGTGGCGCTGTGACAACACTTGTTCTCCCGTATCCACCGACGGTGAATCACATGTACCGACGGCTGCGCGGTCATCTGGCGCTGACGCCGGAGGCGCTTGCATTCCGTCACGCGGTCCGGATGATCGCGATGGTGCAGGGCGTCACGCCGGTCGCGGGGCCGGTGGCGGTGTTCCTCGATGTGTACCGTCCACGCCGTCGGGGCGATCTCGACAATATCCTCAAAGCGACCCTTGACGCGCTGAACGGGATCGCGTACCGGGATGACGATCAGGTTGAGCAGATCACCGCGCAACGATACGAGGACAAGCGCGCACCACGCGTCGAGGTCAGCGTGGTACCGTTAACGTGATCGTGTGGCATGATTGGGGCGACGTGGCAACGATCCGGTGCGCGCAGTGCAATCACGTCCTTGGCGTCGTTGAGGCGTCCGGTGCCGTCGTGTCACGCGTCCGTGGCCGAGAGACGGTGATTGACCCGGCGGCAGCGATGGTCCGGGTGACATGCGAACGGTGCGGTCATGTGACCAACCGGCGCGCCAACGTCACGCGTCACGGACCAACCGACGTGGAGGCACGTTGATGGCGATGGCACCGCGTCCGTTCTGTTTGGTCACGGGATGCCGAGGCAGGTCGGTGCCAGGCAGTCGCAAGTGCGGGACGCATCGGACGGCTCCGCCCGCCAAGGCGGTCGAACCTGTGTATCACACCGCCGAGTGGCATCGCGCCCGCGCTCGCACATTGCGTGATCATCCGTGGTGCGAGTGGTGCAATGCGACGACGCAACTGTCCGTTGATCACATCGTGCCGTTGTCCGCGGGCGGCGGGCATGAACAGTCCAATCTGCGCGTGCTTTGTCTGTCGTGCCATGGCAAGCGGTCAGCCGAGCAGGCGCATGGCCGTCGCGACTGGGTGCGACCCGACGGAACGCGCGAGACGAGAATAGAGCGTCCAAGCATCGGTCGGACTATGCAAAACATGCAACAACAGGTCGAGGGGCGGGGGCGGGGGTCGCCACCAGGGGCGATGGGTTACACCCCCGCGCCTACCTAAACGTGAACGCCTGCGAAGTTAGGGGCTGGAAATGAGTCTGAAGGGACCGCAACGACAACCGGGCAAGCGCATCGAGGACAAGGCAACGGTTCGCGTCAAGGAAATAATCGGATCAGAACCGCGGATGCCTCACGGATTGACGCCGAATGCCGAGCGCATCTGGGCGGAAACCGTCGCGTATCTGCGCGACGACGGGCGGTTGCATGCGAACCAGGGACCGATCATCGAACGCTTTGCAATCACCGTTGATCGGGCGAAGATGATTGACGCCGTCATTGAAGTCGAGGGGCTGATGATTGACGGCAAACCGCATCCGCTACTGTCCACCAGCATCGCGCTTGCCGAGAAGATCAGGATGATGGCGCGTGAACTCGGCATGACGCCAGCCTCACGGTTGCCGACACTGGTGCCAGCCGAGCGCCCGGAACTTGCGCCGGTGTCGCCAATCGAGGCGATGATGCGCCTGCGTGAGCGACGCGCGTGACATTCGCGGTCGACTTCATCGGAAACCTGCGTCAATCCAAGGGTCAATGGGCGGGGCAGCCTCTGGCACTCTTACCGTGGCAGTCCGCGATCATTGACCGGATATACGGCACGATCCGTCCGGATGGCACGCGTCAGTACCGCACCGCGTACGTCGAGGTTCCACGCAAAAACGGCAAGTCCACGCTCGCGGCCGGGATCGCGCTCTATTCACTAGTGGCCGACAACGAACCGGGCGCGGAGGTGTATCTGGCAGCCGTCGATCGTGACCAGGCGGCGATTGTGTTCGACGTCGTGCGCGAAATGGTCGCGCAGGAACCGCACCTGAAAAAACTCCTGAAGGTCGTACCGTCAACGCGCAGGATCATCCACAGCGCATCGAACTCTGTGCTGCGAGTGATCGCATCGGACGCGGGCGGATCTCACGGGTTCAACGCGTCGACGATCATCGCGGATGAGGTTCACGCATGGCCGTCACGGGAACTCTGGGACGTCCTGTCGACATCCACCGGTGCGCGTCGTCAACCCCTGATGATCGGGATCACGACGGCGGGGTTTGAATCCAACAGCCTCGGCGGACAGTTGCACGAATATGCGGAGCGCGTACGCGACGGCGTCGTGGATGATCCGTCGTTCCTGCCGGTGCTGTACGGCGCGGAACCAAACGAACCGTGGGATGATCCGGCGGTATGGCGCAAAGCAAACCCGTCGCTTGGACACACCGTCACCGAGGAATACCTTGCAGGCGAATGCGCCAGGGCAAAGGCGGTTCCGGCGTACGAAAGCGCGTTCCGGCGGTTGCACCTGTGCCAATGGGTCAATCAGGAGACCCGCTACCTGCCGATGGAGGCGTGGTCCGATTGCGCGGGCGGCGTGACGTTTGCGGACATTGAAAACGAACTGGACGGTGAAGTCTGCTACGGCGGGCTGGACCTGTCAGCCACGACGGACATGACGGCGCTTGTGCTCGTGTTTCCCCGTGGTGACGGGCGGTACGATGTGGTCCCGCGTTTCTGGTTGCCAGCCGAGGACATCAAGCGCCGGTCCGAGCGGGATCGTGTCCCGTACGACGTGTGGGCGAGGCAGGGACTATTGACGCTGACACCGGGGAACGTGGTCGACTACGCCCACGTGCGTGGCGAAGTCAACGCACTGGCGCGACGGTACGTGATTGGTGGAATATCGTACGACCGGTGGGCGGCTACGCAACTCGTGCAGGAGTTGATGGCGGACGGCATTGATATGGCACCGATGAGCCAAGGCATGGCGTCGATGGCAGCGCCGACATCCGCGCTGCTTGGGTTGACATTGGGGCGCAAACTACGCCACGCCAATCACCCGATCCTGCGTTGGCAGGCGGACAATCTGGTTGTGATCAGCGACGCTGCGGGGAACGTGCGACCGGCGAAACACAAGGCGAGGCAACGCATCGACGGGATCGTGGCGCTGATCATGGGCATCGACCGGGCGTCACGGAACGCAGGTGCAGGCGCGTCGGTGTACGAGGAACGGGGGATGCTGGTGCTATGAGTGACGAATGGAGTTCGCTGATCATCGACGCGGTCGGGATCTTCGGGGTGATATTGTTGGTCACCGGTGTCGGCCTGTGGTCCGTTCCGGCAGCGCTCGTGATCCTTGGCATGATCGGTATCCTGTTATGGATCGGCGCACTCGGCGCGTCACGGAGACAACAACGATGAGCGTGATCGGACGTGCGCTGTTCGGGTCCGGCGAGAACCGCAACTACTGGTGGCCACACCTTGCTCAGGCAATGGCGGGAAGCGCGAACACGACCGGCCGGGCGGTGACGCCGACGACGGCGGTCGGCTCGACTGCAGTCTGGGCGGCGGTCCGCATCATCAGCGAGAGCATCGCGACCCTGCCGCTCCGGGTGTACCAACGCGGTACGGACGGGCGCAGCATCGCGACGGAACATCCGCTGTATCCGATCCTGCACGACCGCCCGAACCCGAGGCAGACTGCGGTCGAGTACCGCGAACAGCAACTCGCCAGCCTGCTCCTGTGGGGTAACGCCTATACCTGGATTGACCGGTGGCCGTCCGGTCGACCCCGCGCATTGTGGCCGATTCGGCCGGACCGCGTCACCGTGAAGGTGGACGTCGCAACCGAGGCGGACCCGGTGCCGAACCTCGTCTACGTCGTCCAGACGCATGATGGCGGACAGCGCGTCTACGCGGCTGATGATGTCCTGCACATCCGTGGCCTGTCGAGTGACGGGCTGATGGGCCTGTCACCCATTGCGGTGCATCGGGACGCGGTCGGGTTGGAACAGGCGGAGCGTGAGTTTGCCGGGCGGTTTTTTGGCAACAACGGGCGGCCCGGTGGCGTGTTGAAAGTCGCGGGGAGGCTGTCCAACGACGCAGCCGTGCGACTGAAGCAGTCGTGGGAATCCGCGCACCGCGGTCTCGACAACGCGCACCGCGTCGCGGTCCTTGAAGAAGGCATCGAGTGGCAGTCGATGGGCATGCCTTTGCAGGATGCCCAGTTCGTCGAACAGCGGCGGTTCAGCATCGAGGAGATCGCTAGGATATTCCGCGTGCCGTTGCACCTGATGGGCGATCTGCAACGGGCGACGTACTCAAACATCGAGCACCAATCCATCGAGTTCGTCGTCCACACGATCCGCCCGTGGTGCGTGCGCCTGGAGCAGTCGTTCAATACGCTGCTCTACCCATCCGAGCGTCAGGGCCTGTACATCGAGCACAGCGTCGACGCGTTGCTACGAGGCGACATCAAGTCGCGCTACGACGCGTACGCGGTCGGCCGCCAGTGGGGCTGGCTAAGCGTCAACGAGATCCGTGCGTTCGAGAACCTCAACGGTGTGGGGACGGACGGCGACAGCCTCATTCAGCCGTTGAACTTCGGCACGATGGGCGCGACACCGTCCGACGTGGTCGCATCGACACCGGCGCAGCCGACGCCGACGGCGCGTGCGATCATCCGCGAAGTCTCGACCCGCATGCTGGAAGACGGCGACGCGTGGGACATCGAGGAACGCGCCATCGAGGTCCCCGAATGGATGCGAACGAACGTCCGGCGCGGTCTGGCGTGGTACGAGGACGGTCGCGCTGGCGAAGGTGTCACCGCGCAGACCGTGCGCGAGGCGCGACAACTGAGCGCGGGATCGTGCAGCGACGCCAAGGTCCGCCGGATGTCGGCGTGGTTTGCGAGGCACATGGTGGACCTCGACGCACCGGCCGCGTCGCCGGACAATCCTGACTACCCGTCACCCGGCGTCGTGGCGCATGCATTATGGGGTGGCGGAACCCGTGGACAGTCCGAACGGGCGCAACGGTGGGCGAAGGCGCGCGTGGCGGAACTTGACGGGCCAATGCAGACCGAAGGGCGGGCACTGCCTGCCTCCCACGAGGGCGATGCGCTTGCCATCCTTGGCATGGCGTACGACGCTCTCGATGTCCCCGGTATCGCGTCGTCGATCCGGGCGAGCCTCGGAGATGAACGATGAGCGAAGGCACCAGCCGCGCGGAAGCGGCGACGCACATCCTTGCACGCGAGACGGGACGGCGTATGCGCGCCGTCCAGGCACGAATCGACGAAGTCGAGGAACAGCGGAAAATTGCGCTCGACGCGATTTCGTCACGGCTGACCGAACACGACGGATTCGAGGCGCGTCAGGATGGTTTGATCGACGGTCTACGCGCCGACCTCGAAACGGTGCAGGCGGTCACGAGCGCGATTGACGCGGCACATGGTGAGACGCGGGAACTGACGGCTGGACAGGCGCAGGAACTGGTGCGCATCGCGCAACGGCTGACCGCGAACGAGGCAGTCGACGCAAGGCAGGACGGCACGCTCAGCGACGTACTCGACCGTGTCGACGTGCTGGAAGCGACCGCACCGGTTCCGGGACCCAAGGGGGATCGCGGGGAAAAGGGTGATCGCGGTCCCGCCGGGCCACGCGGCGCGATGGGACCGCCTGGCATATCCGGTTCGGGCGGATCAGGGTCCGGCGGATCTGGTGCCATCAATAGCGTGATCGCATCCTCCGGCCTGTCCGTCACGGGAACCTCAGACCTAACGATTACCAACATCGGCGTTCGCTCGCTGACCGTCTCCGGACTGACGGTGTCCGCGTCCACGGGCGACGTGACACTGACCGCACCGACCATCTCCGGTGGTACCGGCGTCACCGTGTCAGGGACCGGGACTACCTCGATCACCGTGAGTGCCACCGGCGTGAACTCCGTGACCGCTGGCACGGGCATCAACGTCTCGGGGACAACGGCGCTGACTGTCAGTGCAACCGGCGTGCAATCGCTGACCGCCGGAAACGGCATTACCGTCTCGGGAACCACGACGCCAACCGTTTCGGCGAGCCTTGCGGCTGGCACCGGGATCGGGATCAGTGGCACAACCACGCTGAGTGTGAGCAACACGGGCGTGACCAGTCTCGCAGGCACGGGCGTGACGGTGTCCGCATCAACCGGCGCGGTGACGATCACCGCTCCGGTAGTGGCCGGTGGCACTGGCATTAGTGTGGCTGGGTCGCAGACTACAAGCCTGTCAATCTCGAACAGTGGCGTCACATCCATCGTGGCCGGAACGAACGTCTCGGTCTCTGGCGCAACAGGTGCCGTGACCGTTAACGCACCGGCGTTTGCCACTCCCGGATCGTCAGCGGTGGGTGACAGCGCAGCCGCTGGCACGGCGACCACGGTAGCGCGGTCAGACCACACGCACGGACGCGAGGCATTCGCCACGCCTGGCGCATCCGCAGTTGCGGACACGGCGTCAGCAGGCAGTGCGACAACGGTGGCGCGGTCAGACCATCGCCACAGTCGCGAAGCGTTCGGCACACCGGGCGCGGTGACAGGCGGTGCCACGGCTGCATCAGGGAGCGCGACAACCCTTGCCCGTTCCGATCACGTCCACTCAACTGCGAGCCTGCCAGTGCTGCTGGCGTCAACCACGTTGGGGAGCACTACCGCAAGTGTGACATTCTCTAGTATTGCTGGCACCTATAAACATCTCAATATTGTTGTGAGTTGCCGGTCTACATCTACATTTGCCGGTGGTTACGATGTCATTGTTGCCAGATTCAATGGAGACACAGGATCTAACTACTACTCTACGTATGACAACACAGTAGCATATACTTATCTAGCAATTGCAACTATTCACAATTCTCAGAACTTTATCTATAGCAATGCATTAGGCATGGCAGAGTGCAACGTAGGTAGATACACAGCAGCCTATTACAAAGTAGGTCGTTCTTTATGGGGTAATCCTAATAGTAATACGACTAATTCACTATATCAAAGTGTATACGCCTATATGTGGAAAAGCACAGCAGCCATTACTCAAGTTGATGTATTTTTGCAAACGGGCAGTTTTGCCGCCGGTTCGCAAATTGATTTATACGGACTCCCCTAATGACAACTGAAACACCCATCGCCATAGAAGTGAACTGTGAGACCGGCGTGGAGACCGTCCGACCGTTGACGG